TGTGGTGACTTTGGTTCAAACTCTGAAGTGTGAACTCTAGCACCTGTCCACTCAACAACCATTTCTTGATATGGAAATGCTAAACCAGACCTATCAGAAATGAATTGTGCATATTTACCTGATGAAAATTTTGCCATTATCCATTACCTGGGTAATAAGTTTTTGGTGTTAAGAATGAACTGGAAGGTGATCCATCTTCTGATAATGCTCTTGCTAATTCATCTTCATATAATAATTTTAAAGTTTGTGTTCTATCTAAAGCCCATTTTTGTGAAAGGTAAAATGCTAAACCTGAAACCATACAAGGTACAAATCTATTTGGTACATCACCAACGTTATCGTAATTACCTGCGTCTGTAATTCTTTTTACATAATTTATATACATGTAGTTTGCAGCTGCGGTTGCATCTGGTGTAGGATAAATACTTACCGTTGTTTTATCAATAAATCTTTGAACCCAATATTGTGAAGGAGTTCCCTTTGATAATTTATTTGAAAAAGCAGAATAAGTTGATCTATCAACTTTTGTCATTGGACTGTCTGATTGATTTGTTGTTCCATAGTTTTGTCTAAAACTAGCTTCCATAATATCGGATAAACCATAAACACTAGCTGGAGCTACAGTTGTTGTACTAGCTCCATCTGATGTATCTCTGTAAAATATGTATTCTGCTTGACCTTCTACTAAATCTATATTTGTATTTCCAATTTCCCAATAGTGTAAACCTCTGTTTTCCCATTCTTGAAATAAAATATTTAAAGATCTTCTAGCTGCTTTTAATTGATATCCTGTAATACCTTGAACTCCACATCTTTCGTAAGCATCTTCAATTACTTCATCAATTGTAAATGATGCTTCAAAATTTGCAGTGGTAGAAATAGATCCTGCAGCTAAAGTATAAGCTGCGCCACCCATCCCTGCGTGTTGAGTACAATAATAGTAAAGTGTTGGGGCGTTAGTTGCTACAACAATTGTAGTATTTGATCCTGCGTTTCCAATTACCCCATTAGTAGTCACACCTGTTGTGTAAGGTGCAGCAGGTGAATTGTTTGCACTTGTTGAAAATGCAAAGACATGAGTTGCGTTTGTAGAATCAGAAGTATCGAAGATATATGTATTACCTTCAATTAAATTTAAATCAGGACTAACACTACCATTAATATACCATTTATTACCGGTACCGTATTGATTAGTCCCTGATGCTACAGTGACTGTATAAGTTATTGTAGCCACAGTTTACTCCTATCCGTCGAAAAATACTGTTAAGCCTGTAAGTTTCCCAACATCTATATTTACATAAGCACCTGCATCGAATAACACGCCATTGTCTGGTATGTATGGATCAAAGTCTCCGGAATCTACGGTCATTCCCATTAACTCTGTTCCACTACCTGATGTATTATTAAAAGCTACTGTCGCTGCTCCATTAAATATCCCGTGCATTCCTCTAATTTTTGTTCTTCCTGAAAATACAATTCCTGCTTGGGAAGTGTTATATCCTGCAGAAGTATTAGTTCCAACAGCAGCTGATGCTGCTATTTGAGTAACTGATGCATAATATTTTGTTGAGGCAACAGTGTTTGCATTTGGACCTGTAATATCTTCACTTTGTGAAGTACCATCTGCATCTGTTCCAGTGATTGTAAACGTTACAGCACTAATATTTCCAGCTGATGTTAAGGTAATTTTTTGAGCCATGTTATTTCCAGCAAAGCCTGTAGCTCCACCAGCAAGAGTCAAATTACCTGCACCACCTAAAGTTTGTGCCGCTGCAACAGCTGTTGTACTAGCTGCTGTTCCGTCAGTAAATCTTTTTGCTTTTACGTTTGTTACGTTTGACATTTGTTTCTCCTAAAATTTGTGTGGGCCGAAGCCCACACTAAATTAATTATTACGGTGCAAATGCAAAAGCGCCAGTAGTAGCGTCAGCCGCTCCACCGAGTCTTGATGCAATTGTCCAGATACCATCTTCAAAACACATGAAAGCAATCATGCCACCAGTTGTTAAAAGATTTGTAGCCGCTGCCACAGGTGTGAAAACTAACTGAGTTTCACCTGCTGCTGAAGTATCATAAGTTACTTCTGCCGTTGCTCTTGATTCTATTAAAGAACCAGTTTGCCAAACGTCAGATCCTATTGCATCGAAAGTTAAAGTGTTAACTCCTCCTGCTGTGTCTTTTGATTGAACATAAACAGCGATTGCTCCTGAAGTTGCTGCAGGTAATGCTACTGCACATGCTGCTGCTCCTGTGTAATTAACCGTTGCTATGACACCATCTGCGATAGTAATGTTAGCTGCTGTTGCTGTATCTGCTAGTACCAAACCAGTTAAGTCAGGCATACCTGAACTATATCTAGTTGTTACTGCTCCTGTTGTTGCGTTTTTAGTTGCCATTTCAAATCCGTGTAGGGATCGAACCGGTCCACTAAATGTAGTATTTGCCATAATATTATCCTCCTAGTTTCCGAACGTAATCTCTAGGCCGTCGACTATACTCGTTTACGTTCTAATTAATTGTATAGTGAGTAATTTATATATTAGTTTTGAGTAGAGTGCAAGAGGGTGTGTAATGTGGAGTAGAATTTTCCAACGATGTAGCTTTTTATTAAGTAGCTACAGAAACTTGCGGAGCAACACCTTCGACAGTGTTCTGTCTGTGGGCAATTTCAGCTTCTTCAAGCTTGATCTTTGTAATGACTTCTTTAACTTTGTCATCGATCCTGACCATTTCAAGAGTATATCTACCATTAGATAGATGCTCCTGTTCCCACTTCAACTCCAAGGACCTTTTTACTTTGTACAGGTCTTGTATCATTTATAACCTCCTCATAGGTTATTCTATTTAACGGGCCGAACATTCCCGTTTTTTCCCAAACTATAACATTTTCTCCAAGTTTGTCAAGGACAGCTTGTTCTAGTGATTCTGCGTTATCTTCTGATTGTACTTGGCATTCGCCGAAGTAGTCATAAGCCCAGATTTTTACAAGGAATTTTTTCATAGTTTTTCTTTCTATTTTATGATTGTGGCGAGACTGTGTCCCGCCACAAAAAATTATTGATTACGCACCTTCAACACCGAAGATACCTCTAGGGTCAGACGCGCCAAAAGCGTATCTTTCTCTAGCTTTGTATCTTACGTTGCCAGTATCGAAATCACCTTCCATTGCAGTTGTCAATGGAGCTCTGTTGAAATATTTCATTCCATTTGGAACATCAGTGATAATGTAGAATGAATCAGCATCAGTTAAAAAGTTATTAACTCTGTAACCTTGTGGGATCATACCCATAGATGCGATTGCATTGATATCATTATCAGCTGTACCAGTTCTACCTGCAGACTTCATCAGTCTTTCAGCGTTGAATTGGTTTTCCGAAGGAACAATCATCTTCACTCCTCTAGCTGCAACTTTAAGACCTCTTTCGTCCGTCATTTTAGCGATGTCAATCATTGACTGCTCTAATGAAGTTTCGTTAAGATCTGCCTGAGTAGCAAGTGTATTTGCGAATGTACCTGCTATTGTAGGGTGAGATGCATTAAACAAAGATACTCCGTCACCAGTATTAAATGTAGCCGTTGAAGGCAGACCATTTATTAAAGGCTCAACAGATTTAACTTGTTTAGCGTTACTCATAGATCTTGCTAAAGCTTTTGTGTATCTAGAAGCTAATCTATCGTAGAGGTTATCTTCGATAGCTTCTTCTGTGATAGCAAATGCTAAAGCTACAGTCTCCATAGTGTATCTAGCAGTAAAAGTTTCTTGTGCATCGTCAAAAGACACTCCAGCACCTTCTGCTTTTACTTGTGCGTTTGCGAAACCACTTAACATTACTTCTTCTTCAAAAGCTCTGTCAGATGATTCCTCGGCATAAATCTCAGCATGCTGATTTTCATACCTTTTGTACTCCAGCCCGAATAGTGCATTCAAGCCAGGTTCTAACTCTTTTACGAGTTGCGATCGTGATATTGCCATATTATGCTCCTATTATGCGCTTACAGTTCCAGTACCAAACCATTGTGACTTGTTAGCAACAACGACTACTGTACAGAATGCTGAAACTCCATCTTCGTTAGAAGGATCTTCTGCGATTCTTAACAATCTCCATGTGTTGTTAATGTCGTGGATTGATGCCACCGTTAACGTGTTGCTTGACTGACCAGAAATCGTGCTACCAGCATTGGCTGCAGATCCCATAGTTCTACCCATTTGTGCTTCAATAGCTGGATTGTTTGCACCTAATTGTGCAGACGTAGATGCCAAATATTGTTGAAATGGATTGTCAATTACAAACGCTGTGATGTCTTCACTGTTTGCTGGAGTTACTTGTGAATAGTAGTTCTGAAAAGTTGGCTTCTCTGTAGTCGCCGCGTTATAGAACACACCATTTAAAACACCAATCGTAGGATTAGTGACGGCTTGCTGTCCTCTGATAATATATCCAGCATTGGTATTAGCACCACCTGCAGAATCAATCTGCACATAGTTACCTTGGAATATTGAGTGAGCATAGCCAGCATCGATTTTGTATTTATTTTGTCCGCCAGTCGCAGGTGTTGCACCTAACGTTCCCGCAGCAATTAAACCAAAACCTTTTGTGTTACTATTTGCCATAGTTTACTCCTTAATGTACCTGCCTCCGAAAAGGCCTCCAGTACGGTTGATAAAAATTCAGTGATATTTAAAATTACTTTTTCGTACCACCGAAGGTTACACGAGTCTGTCTATCAACGTCGATAGGCATCCTCTTATCCTGCTCCCGCATAAGATCGTTGTTTACTGCTTCGCTTCGTTCAGCATGACGTCTTGTCATGTATTCCTGACGTTGCTTCGCGATCTCGATAGGTACCTTTGCAAGCAAAAGGCCACCGACCCCAATCACTCCCTTGTATCTGCCCTCGTCGAGGACTGGATAGTCAGATGCATTTTCGACTTCTTCAGCTCTTACTAATTCATAACCTTCTCGTAAACGAGATGCTATGTTTTTAGTATCCTGAAAGCCGACGCTTTCTGCTCTTATCCATCTATACCTGAATCCATCAGGTGCAGGGGGTGCATCTAGAGAAGATGGTGGAACCCACACTTTTGGTCTTTCAGACTTTGACCGTGTTTGGTTCGCACGAGAAGTTTTATTGTCTTTATTTTCCATTACGCCTCCTTCGTGTTTAATTGTTTTGCGTATTCTTCGAGTGGCACACCTAATTTTTTAGCTATTGCTACCTGTGATGATGTGAGTCTCACAGTTTTGCGACCAGGCTTTACGCTTCTATTAGCTGAAGCCACTGTCTGAACAGGGGCGGTCGATTGCTTTTCGCTATTATTACCAAACCTGTGCGGAAAGTCAACTTTAATTCTTTTGTCGACCTCTGCGTAGTAGTCATCAGATTTAGGATCAAAGCCTTCGCTTACTAAGTCTTTGTGTATTTCAAAGGCTGTATAAGTCATAGCTCTGTCTTGTCCAAACCAAGAATTCCTTGAAGCCCAATCTTCGGCTTTAGGATCTGGTGCTGGTTCTGATGGCATTTCGGTTGGACCATCGGAGAGTTGTACAGGTTTCTCGGCCTGTGTTGTTAGTTTAGCTTCTCTTCCTTCTTTAGCTGTCGCGAGTTTTGCATTCTCAAAAGCGAGCGTTGCAATTCTTTTGTTAGCTTCTACTTGAGCCTGTGCATCTCCACTTTCAATAGCTGCTGCAAGTTCTTTTTGTGCAGCTTCCATTCCTGTAGATATACTAGATTCAAATTTCTTCATGTAATCAGCATCAGTTTTTTCAAAACGTTTTTCTAATGCTAATCTTTTTTCTTCTACAGCTTTTGCATACTCAGTAGCAGCTTGTTCCCGTCTTTCTGCTTCTCTCATCTTACGAGTTAATTTCGCAATACGAGATTGTACACCTTTACTGTAATCTTCTAATTCTTGGTCCGATTTTTTTGGTTCTTCTTTTACTTCTTCTTGTTTCGTTTCTACTGTTTCTTGTGTCGGCGCTTCAGTTGCTTGTTCAGCAACGTCTTCGACTTTTTCTTCCGGTAATGCTACATCGACTTCAGGTCCTGAAGTATCGATTTCCACATTCGGATCTCCTTTTTTTATCGGATTATTTTCCGGCATAGTTTCCTCCTATGTTGTTAAAACTCATGCAATATGTCCTCTGGACTTTCAATTGTTGCTAAAATTTCATCGTCATTTAGCAGACGCATCTCCCCACCCTCAATCTTTATTCGGCTACCTGCATATCTTGCAAACATAACCCAATCTTGTGTCTTACACCACGGACCCTCTGGAAATCTTTCTTTATCTTTATAACACTGTGGACCCATAGCCATAACTAATCCAACTTGTGATGCTACTTGTTGTTTTTCTAAAGTTGCTTCTGCTAAGTGCAAACCACCTTTAGTTTTTTCTTTCATCTTAAATGGTAGAACTAACATTCTCCATCCAGTTGGCTTTGGTAATTTTGGTTCTGATTTTGATTTTTTTACACCAACTAAATCATTGTTTGGTGTTAATATCGATGACTGTTCCTTTTTCACTTTGCTCCTTATCGTTTAGCAGGTTAGAGAGTTCCTGTCTGGTTGCCTCTAGGGCATTTATTTGTCCTATAATATACTGATATTTCTCCATACTGTCAACACCACCTGATGTTACCGTAATAGATAATGCTTCAGTTCTTTCTCTAATAAATCTAATTAATTTATTTAGTACTGTTTCTAATTGCATTTAACACTTCCATCTTCTCCGTGCTTGTCTGATTCGAGAATTAGGATCGTTACGTGTTTTTGCTGATGACCTTTTTAATTGTCCAAGTGATCTTGCGCAGTAAGATTTTCTGCGATTAGCAGCTTTTGATCCTGGCTTCACTTTACCAGTCACGGCTGTTTTTAGTTTAGAACCGGGATTTGCTCTTCTATAGGCTTTGACACCGGCTTTAGTCATGCCTGCTCCAGATTTTGTAGATCTGTAGTTCTTTTTACTTCTAGCTATTGGATTTTCTCTTCTCATTATATTTTTGGCATCCTAAAGCCAGGGTTTGAATAATATTTTTTATATGATTTGTTTCCAACTTTTACACCACCTAGATCACCTGAAACATAGCTTCCTGTATAATTTCTTTGAGCTTGTCTCATCATTGAATTCATTGATCCACCATCTGCAGCTTTTTTTCTTTTTGCAAATGTTGCAACGTTTGTTGGTTTGCCTCCTGGATTACCGGCTGCTCTTTTTCGTTTGACAGCACTCGCCTTTTGCGAGCTTGTCATCCGTGTGGCTTTCGCAAGTGGAACGCATTTCGGGTATTTTCTTTTTGAACCTGTTGATGATTTTCTTCCACAAGGTTGATATTTGCCATCCTTCTTTGGCGCTCCAATATCTACCCATTTTTGGTCTACCCATTTTTTTAAATCACCCATTAGTATGTTTTGGTTTTTTTACGCCTGTCGTTCATGACTTTGCCACAACCTTTAGCAATAAAACCACCATCCTTTGCGTTAGCTCTTACTTTACCCTTACAAACTTTTGATGCATACATATTAGCATATGCGCTTGGATACACTTTAAATTTTCGCTTCGCGGCAGCTTTACCTTTTGGACAAAGTTTAGCCATTATCTTTTCCTCGCTGTTTGTGCAGCTCGTGCAAAGTTTGCTTTAGTTGGTGAACCCTTTGAACCTTTTTTTCTCATCTTCTCACCTGAACCAGCTTTGATTCTAGCTTTTTTGGCTGCAATGTTTGCGTATAAACCTTTTCTCATTATGCTATCGCTTCCTTACAAGCTAAACAACTTTTCATAAATCTTAAATGTCTAGAACAATGAGTTGGTTTGTGAATTTTTATTTCAGGTTCTGGAAGATCTTCATATAAAACTAAATGAGGATCTTTTTCTGGTGTAAATAAATTTTTAATCCAATTCCACATTATTTTTTATCCTTTCCTTTAGATACTCCTGATTCAGTAACTTTTTCACCTCTAAATTTTTGAGTAACTCGTCTAAAAGAACGACTTGCGTCATCCATATCTTTTGTCATAGAGCCATATTTTTTTTTTACTTGACCAGGAATTTTAGCTAGAGCCACTTTGTGTTTTGAATCTTTAGTTGATGGATTAGGTTTAACAGAACTAATAACTTCTTTGCCAGTTGTTTTTTGTTTACCTAATTTTAATGCTCTACCAAAGCCTCTTAGTGCTGCTCCGACTACTGACATAAATTACCTTACTTGTTTATTTTACCAGACTTCTTAGCTTTAGAACCAAACTTACCGTAAGACTCATCTCTTGAATCTTTTAACTGTCTAGCAGTTCTAGGTTTTCTGATTCTCATAGCGATAGACTCATCTTTTCTAGCTTTGTAGCCTTGTTGTTTTTTTCCAACTTTGCCACCGTCTTTGTACATCTTGCCACCTTTCATACCCATGTCTGGTGTGTAGTATCCTGCCATCATATCTTTTCTAGCAGTAGACATTCCGCCACCCATTTTTTTGACTCTTCCGCCTTTTTTCATAAAGCCCATTTTGTTTCTAACTTTACTTGGTAATTTAGAAAGACCTGGATTCTTTTTTTTATCTACAGGTTTTAATGCTTTACCACCTTTAGCTAGAGCTTTTCTAGGCTGTGCTACTTGTGTGTTAAATCTTCTATTTGCCATTTTTATTTCCTCCGTTTCTAAAAATTTGCGTACCCTTTATACCATATATGCTCGCAACTACAAGGATCCAAAGATTGGTGAACCATGACGGGAGCTGCGAGAACATCTCGAAGAACAATTTTACCTTGTCCATCGCTCCTGGATCATCTGATACCACTGCCCAGGCCAAAATTACTACGGGCAAACTTAAAATTATTAAAACTGCCTCGTCCTTCCAGTCTGATTGACGTGATTCTAAAAGCTTACCTTGATAAGCTTCATCACCTCGGGCCATACGTTCTGCATGCATTAATTGTGCATCAGACATTGCCATCTTAGTTTTCTGCTTGTTAGCATAAATCTTACTTCCTGCAGAGACGGCTAGTTTAATTGCCGATAACCACATGATTTAATACCAAGTTGCTGTTTTATCTTTGTCAGCTAGCATTCTTTTCGTACCTCTAACCTTTTCTTTGTCTCCAGTAGGAATAACGTTTCTTGCTCTTTTAACGTTAGCCTTACTTCGTGGATCATACTCCACATTTTGGCTAGGGATAGACATTTGCTTTGCTTTTTTATAGTTCATCATAATGTTTTTACCTTATATTATCTTTTAGGTCCTTTCAAGATCTTAACATCGGCCATTTTCATCATATCATTCTGCATTTTGCCCGCTTGAGACATAGCTTGTTTAGTTAACGACGTATCAGCTCGTAATTCTGCTAATTCTTCGTTCTGTTCTAGCTTATCTTCGGTTAAATCTCTATCTTGAACCAGTTTTGCTTTGTCTATGTTGATTTTTTCATCATCGTATTCTTTTTTACGTTGATTTTCCATTGCACGTAGGTCAACTTCACGTGATTTTAGTTTTAGAAGAGGGTCATTGTCAAAAGTAGACGTAATTTTCTTCTCTTCTTTCATAAAATCTTCTGTCATCTCTGCAATCAACACAGCTTTTCTTGCTTCAACAGCTTGTGACATGACTTGTAAGTCATTTGCAGCCTGTGGATTACTAGGTGCCATCTGTTCTAACTGTTTCATCTGTTGTAATTGCTCTCTAAACTCTAATTGAACTTGTTCTTGAGCCATTAGACTAATGTGTTCAAGTATATTTTTTTGTAATGCAGCCATAACAGGTGGATTATTTCTAACCATGTTAGTTGCCATAAAATTTAAATGCGAAGTTATGTGAGCTCTGTGATCTTGACCAGGAAAAGCTTGAAAAGGTTTACTACCTAACGCATCAATATTTTCTACAGCCGGATCTTTTGGCATATTTGGTGGAGGTGGTGGTAATATTGCATCAATATTTTTTACACCAATCGCTTCATACATATTTCTGTAAATATTATACATGTTATGCATACCAGGATTTGCTGTTGCAATCTGCATTTCTGTTTGAGCTAAAGTAATCCTTTGACTCATCGAAAATATATTTGGATCTGCAACAGGAATAATATCTACCCTGTCATCAAAATCTAATTGTTTAATTGTTCTTGCACCACCGACTACATCGTATGGATATTCTGGCGGTAGATATTTTGATACAATGTTAGCAAGTAATCTAAATTCTTTTTTCATAGCTGCGTAACATCTTTTGTGTATCGCAGACATAACTCTTGAACCTCTTTCAAGTAATGCAATTGTAGTTCCTACAGCTGCACCTTGGTTACCATCACCAACTTGTATGTCAGCAATAGCTGCAAATCTTTGACCTGCTTGTACAACAATACCTAAAAGATTTAATAATGTTGGAGAAGGTTCTTTATATGGTAATGGAAAGAATGCATCTCGTAATGATCCACCCGGTGCATCAACATCTTTAAACTCACCTGGTTGTATTGGAGAAGCTTCGTCTTGGACTCTAACTCCTCTTTGTTTAAAACCTGCTGGTAAGTTTGATAACGTTCCTGCATCTAGCAATTGACGGAGAGCAGACGTTGCCGTTCTGCTCAATCCGCCAATCATGTGAATGAGTCCAAAACCATAAAATCCTAGTCCTGGCAGAAATTTGAAGTGGACGAAGTATTGGATCTTATTTTTCTTTGGATCATCGGGCGCATAGTTCCTCCTGATAGAAAGAACTGTTCGGGTACTTTCGTCGATAGTTACGACGTAAGGAAGTTTGATACCAGTCGGTTGACCGTCGGCACCTGTTTCCTCAAAACCTTCAAGGTCAAGATTAACATGACATTCAAGTAAAGTATAAATCGGTTGTGGTTTACCTGTAGCTTTAGTCCCTTCTAGGTCTCGTTCTTTTTTAACAACGGGGTTTGTTTCAACCCTACCTGGAGGTCCTAAATCTACATCGCGGTAAAAACCAGAAACTTGTTGCTTACGCAATTCATTCTCTGGCATTTTTATGACATGAATAATTGACTGTGCATCGTCTAATGAGGTAGCCGTGTACGGTACAACTAATTCGTCGGCAGGAACAAATTTTGAAACTGCTCTTGCCATTGTTTGATCATAATAAACTTTTTTAAATGTTGAACCTGCTAATGGTAAATGAAATAACATTGAATCGAACTCTGGTTCGTATTCTTTCATTTGATCCATAATTAAGTAATTCATATAACCTTCAACACGTTGTGCTTGAAGATCATTTGCTGGTGTTTGTACTCCAACAACTTGAGTTCTTACTGGTCCATCACCTGGTAATAATTCTTTGTAAGCTTGCGCTTGAAACTGAGTTACTGCTTCTGCAAGAACAGGGTGTGTTGCACCACTCGCTCCTTGAAACGGTTCTGATCTATCTTGATATTTAAATCCTAAAAGATCTAGACCATCACGATAACTTTGCTCCCATTCTTTTCTGGATGCTTTGTAGTCATTATAATCACCGACCATATCATTACCAATTGGTTCTAAAATATCGTCAGGTAAAATATCTGCAAGGTTATCAAAATGATTTTCTGTTCCAGGTATATTTATAGCTCCCGGTTCAAAGTCAATTGTTGCGCCGCCATCTTCTTCTGCTGTGACCTCTACAGGTCCTTTTTCTACTTCCTCCTCTTGAACACTAACTTCTTCAATATCCTCTTGCGTAGGGACATCAATTTTTGTTCGCGTGTTACTAGGGAGTCCTTTATCTATGTCTGCCATTTATACTCCTATGTATTTGTAACATAATATTTAAGGTTTTCCAACCCTTGAGAGTTGGGTCCTGATTCTGGTGGAATTGCATTAGGTCTACGTATTCCGGCTATACCACCACCTGCTCGTTCTTCTCTTCGTCTAGCTTCATCAGCCATTCTTTTTTTCTGAACTCTTTTTAAAACTTCTACTATATCAACTTCATCAACACCTTCTTTTCTTGGTGTTTCAAAATCAGAACTTAATCCAGATATATCATCTTCAATCATTTGTCTGTTGATAGCTTGTCTTTCTTCAGGCTTCATGGATAACATATCTTGTGTTTGTCTAACCTTACTATCTAATAAAAATGGTGCAGCCATAATTTCAGGAATTGATTTACCTTCATCGTATGCTTGTTTTGCAAAGTATGCTTCAGCACCTAAACCAATTGGCACTGCAAGTTTACCTAAAACTCTTCCTGTAGCTTTTAATCCTTTTTTAACACCTTGTCTTACAGGTTTAAATGCAAGTGATCCTGCTGCAGCTCCTCCTGCTACTTCAGGTAGAATACTTCTAGCTTCTGTGCCATCTGCTGCTTGTGCTTCATCGGCCGCTAACGCAGTAGGAAGTAAAACAGCACCTGTAATTAAACCTATTTTTCCTGTGGGTGCTTTAAATAAAGTACCAACTAATTTATTATTTAAATTTTTTTGTGCAAAATTTAAAAATTTATCTTTAAGACCTAAAAACGGTTTTGCTTTTTCATATGCTTTTGCTGCTTCATCGCTTAATTTAATTACTTCATCTGATACTTGATTAACATTAATATCTTTTCTTAAAGTTGAATAATTAATGTTATTGGGATTTTTTTTAAAATTTTTTAAAAGATTAGATGTGTATTTAGCATTTTTAAATGCAGAGACTTTCTGTGTAGTTTCTGTGCCAAATTCTTTTAGTCCATCAGACACTGGTTTTGCTTTCACCATTGGAGTTGCATTTTTATTTTTATCAAATTTAATGTAACCAATTTCGTATCCACCAGTAAGTTTTTTTACTGTATTTCTTATTTCATTTATTTTTTTATTATAAGCAGATAAATTTCCGTCTTCTAAAAATTTAGTAACAGCACCTTTTTGTAAAACATCAAATCTTGTTTTAAAACTATTTAAAAAAGGAGAAGTTCTTTCTCCTGTTAAAAGTAATTGTCTTTGAATATTTTTATTTTTAATATATGGAATTAAGGCCCTAGGAAAAGCATGTTCAAAAATTGTTCCTTTCATTTTTGTTGGACCCGAACCTTCAGGTATAAAAGATTCTTTTAATGCAACACCAGGTCTTGTTAAAGCGGATTTAATTTCTTGTGGGGAAGCGCCTGCTTCTCTAAAAACACTTTCAGCTGTTTCTACTGGCCCATATATTTTAGGAATTAATTTAGAAATACTTTTTGGTATATCAAAACGTTTTTTACCAGAGTCTAAAGTTTGATTTATATTTAGTGCTCTTACAACTGAACTTGATGCATTTTTTGGAACTTTTGCTTTTTTAAATAATTCATTTTGATTTGTTATCAAAGATGGATTTTTTTCCAAAACTCTCATTAAGTTTTTACCATATTTAGTTATTGTTGGTTTTATATATTTATCTTTATATTTTTCTCTATCAGGAATAGCTTTTATTCCTAATTTTTTTTGAGTAACTGGACTTATTTTATACTTTGTTTCAATTTCTGTTGGTGTAAGTTTTGAAGCGTCTTCTTTTGCTGCTTTAATTATTGCTTTTGATTTAGGGGAAGTTATTCCACCAGATCCACCACGGCCTCTTGCTTTTTCTTCAGCTTTTGTAATTCGATTTGCTTTGTATAATTTTCCTCTTGGAGTGTCTTCGGGAATATTGTAACCAGACTTTACTTTTTTTCCACCAATGTTTGTAACAGCTTTTCCCCTTAATTCGTCTAATATAACTTCTATTCTTTTTTTAGTGGTGTTTAATTTTTTAGCGATTCCACGATCGTTTAAACCTTCTAAATATAATTTTTTTATTTCAGGTAATTTTTTTTCTAACTTTAATCTTTCATCTGAAACATATCCTCTATAACCCTTTGAGCGAACAAATCCTGCTTTACCAAACCCAATACGACCACCGTCTGCCATCTCTACTACATCATCTTCGTAGAGGAAAAGTATTTCATCTATTCTGTCCATTATTCACCTAACATTCTAGCAATACCGCCGCTAGCAAATTCATCCATTGTATCAGCTACATCAGAAAGAGATTTTGGTTTGTTAGCATCTTTAACTTTTATACCTACAAACTCATCCAAGTTTGATGTACCTCCTGAAATACCTTCTTCAAAACCTTTTGTATAAGATCCATCAGGACCAGCTTTGTAAACCATTTCACCATCAAAGAATTCATCTATTCCACCACGTGGAGCTCCCTCATCTGGTGGACTTTTTCTTAAATAATAATCTGCAGGCAAACCTTGATCGTTATCAAATCTTACACCAACACTTTTTGTATCTAGTTCATAATCTAATTCTAAATCTTTTCTTGTTGGGTGTTTGTATGTTTGAATTCTATCGGATTCTTTTACAAGTTTACCTTCTTTCATAATTTTATTTACCAAAGGCATAAAATGTTCTGGCATACCCATTGCATCTGATTTAGCAACTGTCTCAACAACTTCTGTTACAGCTTGTGATCTTGGTTTGAATATATTTATTAATCCTGATTTAAGTCCAGCAATACCAGCTCCACCTGCTGCCATCATTTTTAAAAATGCTCTACGTCCCATACCACCAGCCATAAAACCTGCACGTCCCCCATCTGCAAAATCATCTGGATCTGGTTTGTCAAATCTCTTTTCAGATAATCCTTTGTATGCTTTGTCATAAAAAGTCATTCGCTCTCTGATATCTAGGTCGTCATAAACTTTACCAGCTTTACCAGCTAACTCTTCTGCAACTAAATCTGCATCTACTTTTATGTCACCAGAAAATCCAGGGGATACGTTGTCGATTGCATCTTCTATATCTGGATCAAAACTTTCTGTAAGTTTTTTCTCTTTAATTCTTTCAACAGTTTCTTTGTTGCCTCGTTTTAATCTCTCTAAAATTTCTGCTTCTGTTTCTACCACTTCTTCACCACCCATGATTCTTGCTCCCGGTTTTATTTTTCTACCCTTCATATCCATGATCGTTGCTAATTGTTTCATAGCTCTATCTTTTTGTTCTTTGGATTGTTTTGCAGTAGCGTCGATTCTATTTAAAATAATTTTTAATTCTGATTCGTCTTTGATGACTCTTGGGTCATAACCGTTACGAACTAATTTTTCTGTAATGATAGATTCTTGAAATCCTGTCTGCATCTGTCCTGGTAGTTTCGTGATCCCAGAACCTTGGTCCTTGGATAATAGTTTCATTACAAATCTTCTAATGATCGGTGTCATTAATAATAATTCCTTTTACGAGCCTTTTCGTTGTTTTGTGTTACGTAATCTTCGGGGTGTTGTAATAACCCGCCCTGCCTAAAACGCATGATTGCTTGTGTCGTGCTGTCGACGTAGTCATCATGATCTCCATACGGAAACGCAGCGCATTCCTCAATTACTTCTTCAGCAAACTTTTGATCTGGCGCCCATATCATTCCAGACTCAAAAAGTGGTGCGCATGCATTTACTCTTGCATGTTTATC